GAGAAGTCAAAGCTAGAAGAATCAAGGTTGCGAGCTTATAGGCTAAAATATTATGCCAGCTTAGTTCTAAAAAAACCAAAGCTAGAAAAATATTATTATGGTTGGTGTAAAAGAGCTTTAGAGGTGTAAATAAGTAGCCATAATGATAAATCCTCCCATTAATTGGACAAAGGAAAAAAAATCTAGGGCAACAAAATTATTGCTTACTGGCCATAGTTACGCTGAAACCGCGGAAATACTTTCAAAAGAATACCCAAATACTCACTTTACAGCAGAAGCTGTTAGGTCTCAAAAAAGAAAAGGGCGATTAAATATTGACCCTACTACAGACTTAAGAGATGCAATAAAAAAACATAACGAAAGAAGCAATATTTTTGCAGAAGAGTTTTACAATAAAGACAATGAATTATATAACAAAAAAGGTGAAAACTTTGAAGTTATTGGTAATTATGCAATTCTTGACTACAGGGGAGAAAGAAATCCTAAAACTTTAGATGAACTATTAAAAAGTTGTAATGTAGACACATCTATATGGTCAGTTGACAGATATGTTGTAAATAAATGGGAAACTGCCATGAAAACATCAGAGGCGATTGTTCACAGGCCTTTATTTCAAGTAAAAGCATGGCTGGTAAGAATAAAACCAGTTGAAGTAGAGTTTCCCCATGTAAAGCCAATAGCAGCAACCAGCTTTAAAAAACCAAAGCTAGCACCAACGCAGCAGTCAAAATATAAAAAAGCTCTTATTATTCCAGATGCTCAGTTTGGCTTTAGAAGAAGTTTTAATACTGGAAAGCTTGACCCTTTTCACGACAGAAACGCACTTGACTGTATTTTGCAAGTAGCAGAAAAAGAAAAACCACATATAATTATATATTTAGGAGACATGTTAGATTTGCCAGAATGGTCAGATAAATTTTTAGTATCTCCAGAATTTTTCTTTACTACACAGCCTGCAATTAATGAGCTATATTGGTGGACAAAAGAATTTAGACAGCATTGTAATAAAATGATTTATATTGAGGGAAACCATGAGCTTAGAATGAGCAAAGCTATTTCTAAAAATATAGTCGCTGCTTATAATTTAAAACCAGCAAATGAGCCAAAAAAACTTCAAATGACAATACCAACCTTGCTAGCATTAGACGACCTTGATGTTGAGTATTGTGGCCCTTATCCAGCAGGAGAATATTGGTTAAATGATAATTTAAGAATATCTCATGGTACTGTAGCCAGAAAAGGGAACGCAGACACAGTAAAGGCGATTTTAGCTCAAGCTAGAAACTCTGAAATAGTTGGGCATATTCATAGACATGAAATGGCTCAAAAAACTGTACACCCTAGACAGGGAATAAGAACTTATGTTGCATATTCACCCGGAACTGTTGCTAGAATTGAATCGAATATTGTTCCCGCCTTTAGTCCTCGAAATGATTGGCAACAAGGGTTTGCAATAGTTAATTATCAAGATGGCAACGGATTATTTCAGATTGTTCCACACAGCATACATAATGGAATAACCTTGCATAATGGATGTGAAATAAAATCAAGAAAGCCAATTATAAATAAATTAAAAAAAAGTATTAAAGTTTAATAAATTATTGTTTTATTTAAACAAAATCTTTATTAACTTCACAAAGCGCATATTAAACTAATTCAAATATATGCAAACCAACCTAAAACAAATACACAAAGGAGCATTGTGAAAGAAAACTTTCTTACTATATCTGAAGTAGCAGAAGAACTTAAAGTATCTAAATGGACAGTTAGACAGTATATCCATTCTGGTAAGCTAAAAGCAAGCAAGCCAAATGGTAAAAATTTTATTATAATGTCTACAGAACTTTATAAGTTTGTTAATAATACAGAATATAAACCAATAGCCTCTTTATAATTATTAGTTCTTGAACATTAGTGAAAGAACTAATAATTAATAAAAAGGCAATTAAAATGAAAAAAACCAAAGTGGTGGCCCAAAAAAACTGCGCTAACTATAATACTGGAAAGTGTTTAGGTATTATGTTTACAAGGATAAATGGAAAGCTAAGAACTGTGGCAGATAAAAATTTTGTTGGTAAAGATTGTAGCGTAGAGCAGGGAAATTGTGGCTATTTTAACAATATTGTTGTCAAAGGAATAACTAATTATGTCAGATAAAGAGTTAAAAATGAAAATAGAACCGCCTAATGAAACCTCAGAAAAAGAGGTAAGGGAGTTTTATCAGCTTATTTATACTCTCGCTGAAAACAAAGGCTATAAAGTTACTCCAAGCGAAGAAACTAAAAATCATTTAAAAAAAAATATATTAGGAGATAAAAATGAAAGACAACAATAGTGAAATCCAACTAGAAGAATTACATGATGAAGTAGAAAACGATAAACTTATTGATATTCATGCTGACCAAATTTTATGGAAAATAGGACAATTAGAAAACGAAATAAAAGAACTCCAAGGAAAAAAGCAAGATGCGGTAGAGTTTTACGACAGAAGAGTAAAATCAGTTTATAAGCAAATTATATATAGAGAACAAATATTAAATGAATACATGAAAGATTACAACGCTGATACTGATAAAAAAACTGCGAACATGCCAAATGGAGTTTTAAAATTAACCACAAGAACAACTAGGAAGTTTGGAGAAGACTCAGATTTGCTTAAGTATTCTTATAGTAATAACATACCTACAAAAATTACTGAAAAGCCGGACAAAAACGCTATTATAAAATATATAAAAGAAACAGGAGAAGTTCCTAACGATTACGAAGAAAACAAAGAAACAAAATTTTCATACAAAACAACCAATGTAATAAAACCAAAAATAGGAGAAATATAAATGCCTGTAAACATACATGGAAAACAATACCGAACTGTTGCAGAAAGAATAGAGCTTTTTCACGAGCAACATAAAGAAGACATAAAAAGCATTACAACAGAAATAATTATTAACGACGGAAATACTGTTTTAATGAAAACAACTATTAAAGTTGCAGACAATATATATGAAGGATATGCTCAAGAAACATATAATCAAGGGCATATAAATAAAACATCTGCAATTGAAAACTGCGAAACAAGCGCTATAGGTAGAGCATTAGCTAGCGCAGGGTTTGTAGGGTCAGAGTTTGCATCTGCAAATGAAGTTGAAAATGCTATAAAGCAACAAAAAAATGGAGTTTCTGTTATTCCAAAAAAAACAACAAAACCTTTTAATTCAGAACAACCATTAAATTGGAGTGAAGACACTAGAGAATCTAAGGTTGGGTTTGGAAAATATAGTCAGATGAAATGGAAAGAGATACCAAAAGCGTATTTAGACTTTATTGTATCAAAAATGGACAATCAAGAAATAAAAGCAAAAGCAAGCGCAGAGTTAATATATAGAACTGCTGAAAGCACTAAGCCTGTTAAAAAAACTGTTAAAGTGGACAGAGAGCAAGAGCAGTTTGAAAAAGAACATGGATTGTTTGATAATGCGCCCATTGAAGTTCATACAAATGACACAGAAGAAGAAGTTAAAAACTATGCAATTAACAGGAATCAATAATGGGTTTGTCTCAAAAATCTATAATATTAAATCATTTAAAATCGAATGGAAGTATAACAAGTTGGGGCGCAATACAATCATATAGAATTACAAGATTGGCGGCGATTATTAATGATTTACGAAAAGAAGGTTATAATATATCAACTGAAAAATGCACATACAAAAGCGTAGAATCAGATAAAAGCTCTACTTATGCTAAATATGTATATTCAGAGCCTACTAATGTTGGCGATAATTATAATCTATCTTTTACATAGGGGTTAAACATGTCAAGTAGAAGTAAGCAAAAAGGAAACAGGTTTGAAAGAGAAGTCGTAAATACGGCAAAAAGTTACGGGATTGAATCAAAAAGAGCATATGCTAGCAATGGTTTAAGCTTGGGTTACGGAGAAGAAGTTGATGTTTTGCTTACTTCAAAAGGCAAAGATTGGAGAGTTCAATGTAAGGTTAGAAAAAATATAGCAAAGTGGATAAAGCCTAATACAAAAGAAGTTGACTTACAAGTTGTTAAAGAAGACAGGGGTAAGGCTTATGCGGTTATTCCTTATGATGATTTTTTAGAACTTATACAAGACGAGGAAGATGAATCCTATGAAAAACACGAAGAGGAAGCTAGTATATATTCTGAAAAAATACAGGAGTTTGAAAATTCAAATAAACTAATTGATATTTTAGGGGGAAAATAGATGTCAAAATTTAAAAAAGGTAAATCACCTGCATTTCAATTATATGCAGGAGATTTTTTAAGTGATATTAATGTAAAGATAATGACAATGAGCCAAAGAGGTATGTATATAACACTTTTATTACATGAATGGATAGAAGGTTCACTTCCAAATAATAAACAGCATATAAGGATTTTATGCGAAAATCATCCTAATTTTGAAAAAGATTGGGAACAGGTTAAGCCTAGATTTTTTGAAAAAAATGGTAGGTTATATAATAAAAGGTTAGAAGAGGAAAGGGGAAACTCTATTGCATATAGAGAAAGAATGTCAGCCAATGGTAGGAAAGGTGCTTTAAAAAGATGGCAAAGCCATGGCAAAGCTATAGCAAAGCCATGCAATATAGAAGTAGAAGAAGAAGTTAAAGTAGAAGATAAAAAAATAAATCATAATAATATATATTTAAAAGAGTTTGAACAAGAATTTTGGAAAATATATCCAAGAAAAGACAATAAAAAAAGAGCAAAAGATAAGTATATAATGCTTAGAAAAAAGGGAGTGCAAAAAGAAAAAATTATTGATGGTTTAATTGCATACATTAAACAATGGAAAGAAAATAATACAGAAGCGGAGTTTATTCCTATGGCTAGCAGTTGGTTGCATCAAGAAAGATATGATGATGAGTTGATTGGTAAAGCTAAAGTAGTTCAAAATTTAAAAATGCAAAAAAAAGAATGGCATTACATATGTGATGGATGTTTAAAAGAAAAAACCACAAAACATAAAATTACAACAGCAGAGGAAGGGATTTGTGATTGTGGAGAAGGGTTTTTTATGAGTAAAAAAGAGTATGAATTAATAAAAGCTAGTTTTAAAAGGTCAGATAAATCT